TAATTGGGTTATATCGTTCAGCGATTTTAAATATCTCGTCTGCGCAGTCCATCGGTAACACTCTTTGTCTCCAATATTCAATAACGTAATAATCAAAATCAGCGGTAACACCAATAACCATGATGACACTATAATCATTCCTAACACTAAGCGTTGAAGCAGGGTCAACTCCGATATAAATGTTAACATATTCTTTTCTCCCATCATCTAGTTTTAAATACCATGAATTACATTCCTCTTCAAATTTTAACTTACCTTTATAGAAATTATCAGTTATATCCTCCTCAGCAAAGATTTGGTCTTCAGGGGACTTGGCTTGATTCATATATTCTTGATAAAACTTAGATGGAGTACCTGAATCTATATAAAACTGCTTTCTTTCCTCTAGTTTCTTTATTGGCCAACGTGAAGGCCATAATGGAGTTCCATCATCAAGTATTGCTTTATAAGTAGTTAAATCCCAAGAATACTCCTCCCCATTATTCTGAGCCTCTGTATATCCCTTAACAAGTCCATTTAAGAAAGAATCATAATGAACAATAGTTCCATTACACCATAATGTTCCACCTTTATCAAAATCAATAGCTGGATACACAGCAGCAGTAACCCAGTTCTTAATATGCATCCTTGCTTCAGGAGTTTTAGTATTTAGCTCTGATTCAAAGTCATCAAGCACAATTCCTGTATATCTTGTTGATAATTGCTTTTTACCTCTTAATCTTTGTGCAGTACCTTTTGCAATAAGCCTACAATTATTTTTTAATACAATTTCGGTTTTAGTCCACTTATCACCTTCTAAATCACCGAAATAGTAATGAATTGCAGGATTATTGTATATATGATTTGAAATCCAATTAAGGTTATCTGTTGCTTGGTCTTGTGCCTCGCCAACCCAAGCGATAAATTCTGGGCTATCTTTTTTCGCAAATAAGAACCGATAAAGTACAGCCGCTGCTGCTAAGGTTGACTTTGCGTGGTCACGAGGCAATACAAGCGCCAATTGTTGATTTTTTCTATTTAAAAGCTTTTTTCCTACTATATTGTGAAATTCTGGTGTTGATGATGCTAAGAAGTCTTGGGGAGAGAATAATTTACCAAAAACAATAAGGTCTTTATATGCCATCTCAAGAACCTTTTCATTTTGAGATACATTGCCATTAAGATTTAAATTTGCCATTAAAACCCTGGAACAGAATAATGCTTAGGTTTGTTAATAATTGAATCCCACTCTGGCTGCCTAATTGGCATATCTGTTGTATCAATCTGCCTTTTAAGTAATTCCAGTAATTTATCATTTGCAGATACTTTTGTTTCCCCCTCATAATAATTTGGGTCATCATGTCTTGGTTGAAAATCTGTCTGCCCAATTGGCATATCTCCCGCACCAGACATATCTGGGTCAGAAATTAATCCTTCAAGTATAGAATAAATATTTTCATCATAAAATTCAGAACCTTTATCTATCATAGCATTACGAGCAGCATCCATATCATAACTTTCACCACTTGTGTCAGAAAACCTATCTGCAAGTCCTAATAAACCTAATAATCCAGCAAGACCCCATTTTCCTGTTCCTCCTGGTTCCACTTTTTTTACTTGAGCAATAGGAACATTTTTCCATCCACCAATATCAAATGAAGGTTTTTTAGTTGGACTTAATGTTTGTGGAAATGATTTGTGATACTCCTTTAGACCAGCTTGTTCAGCTCCCATTTTTTTTAATTTTTTCACAGTATCTTGATTTCTTTTGACAATATCTTCCACACCTTTTTTTATTGACTCCACATTTTTCCAATGCTTTCCAGACATTTGACCTCTATAAAGTCCAAGATTTTTTAACATTTGTTTCAAAGGAATACCTCCACCACCTCCCATTGTTCCCATAACCAAATTTTGAATTAATTCTTCATGTTCAAAATCACCAAGTCCACTAGATTCTGCTTGTTGTTGAGCTTGTTTCCAAGCATTAGTTGCTTTATCAATAGCATCATGTGCTTTTGGTTTCATGTAATCAATTAATTGACTTAATATATTTTCTTCTGCCATCTTACTCCTTTATTTCAAAATGAGGGAAATCATCAAACTTATTATCATCCACCTCAAAATTCATGTTCCAATCACCACCCCAACGTAATTTTATACCCATTGACCTTGCAATACCTAAAACAAATCCCGCAAATAGATGAAAACGCTCCCTATCAGCCCAATCAATGGGATAAGGAGCAACATCAACAGCACGAGAAGGGCTATGATTATGTCTTCCACTCGGATACTTGACTTTAGTTTTTCCTTCTTCGTATAATTTGTTTTGCCTCTCTTCATTCCTATATCCTTCTAATATGCTACAATCGACATACTTAATAACTTCTTGAAAAACTTTTTGCAACTTTTCATCACATGTTGCAAGTCTTTCTTTTGATTTACTCCCAAATTTTGCCATTTAACTCCAAATTGGAACAACTAGCCACAAATGAACAAGGATATACGCTATAACTATGAGTGTAGTGAGATAGAGAGGATGTTTCGGCTTTTCCATCTGTGGCTATACATTTATAAATTATTTCCATTTAACTCTTTCCTTGTACGTAATCTTGGCCATAAATATACATAATATTATCCGATTTATCAAATTCGGTATCGCAATGAGGACATGCCCAGCCAATGATATGATGATTCCTACTCAATATATCAAATATACCAACACGTTTACTGAATCTCCTATTGTAATAAAGGTCTTCACCACAAACAGGACAAGGGTCTTTAGTCTTTATCTTTTTTTTCTTTGTGTGCAACAAGCTTGGTTTCTTTTCCACCTGATATAGCCTCCATTTGTTCGGGAGTAAAGCCCGTAAATACTGTTAATTGCTCTTGTTTCTTCTCTGTATCAAATAAACCAGCCATTTTAGCCAATGCTTCAAGTGAACGAAGCCTATCAGTGTCCCTATCAGACAAATCAGCTATGTCTTTATACTTTCCAACAATCCATTCGGGTGAAATACCCTCATCAGCAAGTATTTTCTTGATTTCCTCTTTTACCATAGTGCGTATTTCCTCTTTATTTAATAAAATATTTGATTTTTTCTTAATATAGTCAATATCGTTAGCTTTTGGGTATGCTTTCTTGTAAGCTTTAAGTACATCATCACCCGCAGCTACATATCTAGCAAATAAAAACTCACGATTATTCAATTTTCTATTTGTTTGCCTATCATAGGTGGCATCATAGTTCCCAGAGAATGCATATATATTCTCGGCAATCCCATATTCACCAAGCATTTGATGTGTTTTCTGCTCAACGATGAATGAACCACATACAGTTCGTATCATTGTACGTGGAGTTTTATAGCCAGGGTGGTTCAGCTTTGATTTACCAAGAATCTGGCACACATATCCATCATCAGTCAATATCCAATCATTTAGCTCACCTTCACGCCAAATACCAATAACCTCATCATTTGGGCAAAAAACCTTAAACTCTTCAAGATTATCATATAACTTATGCGAAATTCCTTTGATTTCTTTAATGTCCATATCTAAATATAAAAAATATATATCAAAAATAAAAATATTTGCATATTAATGAAATATGTTGTATATGCGCACACGCACTTATATAAGTACTTATTCTTAGTACAGATAATAAGTACAGATAGTAAAAGAAAAAAATAAAAATAAAAAAGAAAAGTCCTGATTCTGTTACAATATTTGAAAAATAGGGTTAGAATGAGTGTGAGTGTTTCTGTATCATCAAACCCCCCCGAAAAAGCCCCCATAGGGGGTTGAAATAGGTTGAAAATTGGATTACGATACAAATTATAATACGATAAACTTTTAATACTATTTATTAGAAAAGGAACACAAACAAAAAGCCCCACTAACAAGCGGGGCTTCTATTGTACACAATGGCGGACTTACTTGCACGCATCTTCAAACGTAGTATAATTAAAATTAATGTTATCTCTTTTAAACTCTTTGGATAAATCATTTATTAATTTATGTTTATCAAGTGTCCCTTTATGCTTTGGGTTATTACTCCATTGACTATCTTTAATACATTGTGCAATCATTTTATAATATTTCCTAGTTAAACTCATGACACCCCCTTTAATTAGTTAAGTTAATATATTTATCTACTTTATTATTTAACGTGTTTATCTTTTCAAATAAACGCATTATATTAGGATTATTATCAAGTTTGTAAGTGTTAAAAGAACTTGCTAAATTGTTATGATAGTTTTTGAGGCTTTCGTATTCCTCTTTTGCTAGATTAACACATGTTTCAAGCGCTTTTATATCTTTTTCAAGTGCTTTTATATCTACTTTATAACCCACCCAATTATAACCAACTATTTCCATAAATTTATCTAATGTGCTTTTTATTTTATTTATTATTTTATTCATTATATCCTTTCAATTTTAGGCATTATTA